TTACTGTGATGGATAGGCATCTCCTCGATGTTCTCCAGATCCATCTCAAACTCTAGTCTCTTCAGACTAACCATACGATTCTTATTGTCGTAATGATTAACCTTGAACAAATCTATCTGTTTGCATGTAAGATCATGTTCTCTATACTCTGAGAATACTTCATAGTTAGCGTCATGGATTACATCTTGAGCTTTCTGTGCAATAGCTGCACATATCTCTAATCCACCCCACTCATGCCAGAAGTCATAGTTACGCAAGACCCACTCAACCACTTGAGCATCGAATCGCAAGTTGTTATAGCCCACCCAGTAATAATCTGGATGCTCACTAATAAACTTAACCATCATGTCTAGTGTGTTGTGCCACTGACTCACCATAAACTCGTGAGTCTTGTCCTCCTTTGGATCGTAGACGTTTACAAGAAAGAACTCTTGCATTGTCTCGATGTCATAAATAAATACATTCATTTCTAGTAGTTTTTACCATGGCTATCAACTAATGATATCCATCCTGTTAAGATGTATTTAGTTGTTGTGTTACTCACTTCACCTTTGTGTGTGTACGTCCAATCAGCAGGAAAGAACAAAAGCTTACCTTGTTCAGCTTTAACTGTTCTTTCTTGCATCATGAATTGTGTCCCACCATCTGGTACATCATTGAGATATATCATCCATACAAATAGCCTAATCTTATCAGTTGTTGACTCGTAGTGCCATTTATGAAATCCTTGACCTGGTTCGTATTTCTGTAAGTTAAATGAATCAATAGAAACTGTAGTCATTTCAAATATAGGAAACTGATCCATATACTTATACATCTCAACTAGCATTGCGTCTAACATATCAGGAATACGCTCACCATAGATTCGCTGTACGATTTTTAGATTATCATCATCAAAATGAAAGTCTGTTGATTCTTTTACAGATTTATTAATACCATTACCTATTAGTCCTTCAACTTGGTATTTATTGTTCTCTTCAAAGATATTAATTAAGTCTTCACATTGCTCTTTGGTTAGAGCGTTATGCTTCTCATAAATGAAATCTACCATCTTTCAATGAATTTAAAGTTACCTGCGTTGATTAGATAATCATGAGCCTCTTTGTCAACCATCTTTAGCTGTGCTAATCCTAGAGTGTATGTTAACAATCTACTTTCTAACATAGCATTACGTTGTATCAAAGAATCATTAGCAAAGATAATACTATCACATTTAGAAAGCACAGGTTCTGGTACATATACTTCACGTTGATTATTAAGTGCATTAATAGCAATAACAACAAATGTACACACCACTATTAAAGTTGATAATAATAGGAATTTGTTATGTGGTGTCATGATTCCAATGCTGTTCTAGGTGTATTAGTCTTAATCTCACGTAGATTATACTTCTCAAGATAGTTCTTCTTGCTACGCATGTGTTCTTGTTGTAGCTCATTATCAACTGATTTATATACATTGATGATGGCCTTGATTACTTCTGGTGATTCTATTTCTGTGTTGTTCATGTCTATAAAATTAAGGCAGCCACCTTTACGATGACTGCCATGAATACTATTCTTCAATATCTACTACCATATACTTCAACAAAATACCACCAGCTTTAACCTTTGCTCTACCTCTAGTGCTAGCATAGCAATCAATCTTACCACTTTTATTGCGTGTAATATTGACATGTACAGTGATACGCTTAGAAGTCAAGAACAGATCATTAACACTTTCTGATGTACCACTTTCACGTACTAAATTAAAACTACCATCCATATACCAATATGATGGCTGATTAGTCTCACCAAAGAAACCAAACACTGTACCACGCTTATCATCGATAGCTGTAATTTCTACTGGAACACCATTACGTGTTACTACGCTGTACTGTCCTGTATTGTAATCTCTTAAATTGAATTTTGTTAAATTTGACATCTTGTTAAATTTTAAAGGTTCTTAATTATTTTCTTTCTTGGAGGATGGTATTTATCCTTAAACCATGCTGCTAGTTCATCAGTCATCTTGACTGGTATTTCAGCTATTACATCGTCCCATGTTCTTGGTCGATAGCTATATGCACCTTGGTTTGAGAATACATAAAATCCTCTACGTGTTGTGGTCATTCTTAATGGATACTTACAATTCTCACATAAAAAGTGCATTGTATCTGTACCATTATTCTTGTACCTATTTATAATGCGAGTGCTCATATGATCATATTCGCATTGTAAACAAAAGAGGCGATGTCCCTCAATTGGAACACCACCTCGTTTTCTAATTATCATCCCCATCGTAGTAATCGTCTAAGTCTATTGCTTGGTAAATTTCATCTAATGTTATCCATTCAGGCACCTCCATATCTTTAACATATTCATCACAATATGTGAGTAGTTTCATGCTCTTGATAGTGATGTCATCTTCACCTGGTTCTTCTAATGTTGCAGGTGAATAGTAATGGGACCATTTGATTTCTACAGTACAATAAACATCATCTTGTGTTGGATGGTAGAACTCTGCATGAGTTGATCCTGTTGTTGTCATCTGTGATGTATTATAACTTTATTGTTGAATAGTTTAAGCTCATCGTCATCAGTTGTTTCTAATGAAATCTCCCCAACTAACATTTCTGTAATTATAGGGATTTGCACCTCATGCATCATGCCATGTGCTACCATATAACCAATCTGATTAGTTGAAGCTAAAAGTTTTCTCAAGTTGATTTTATCACGATTTTCATCATTATACTGACTGATGTCTTTAGTTTCAGTGGAATATACTGAATCACCAATGTTGATTAAATCATCACATACAATCAATGGATCACTACTTGCTGTAAATACTAGTGTCGCTGCTTTTAATTTCATGTCTTTGTTTTCTTTTAAGTTCTGATATGATATGAGGTTGCTCAATTGCTGGTCTAGATTTAACATTTAGCACACTCACCATTTGAGGAATCAAATATATAAAACTAAACAGTCTGATGCAATAGTATACCATTACGACAGTCGCTATGGCTGCGTATACACTGTGTTTGTTGTCTTGTGTCATTTTATCCTGATATATGTTTCCTTCTGCTTAGTATCTTGAACTCTCCAAGCTTCAATTAACATAATAGCACCATCCTTGTCGAAGTATGAATACCAATGTTCTTTCCATGTAAGTCCCTTTCGATGCATTGGAATGTAAACATCCTTACCATCTTGGCGATGTATCACACGTATCTTATACGTTGTACAGCCTGTTACACTTAATAGAATCAATAGTATTAACTTCTTCATGGTCTTAGTCTATTAGTTTAGAAATAAAACTACGCTCAACTTGATCTTCTACATTCTTACGTGCACGATCAGCTGCTATGTCTAGCTCTGTATCAATAAACATAAATGGACGATACTTACCATCATCATCTTTAAGCATTACTGAGTGATACACTGATGAACTATTTTTCTTTTTGTTCTGGTTGATTACTTTAACCACCTTACCTACTCTTGTTTTAATTGACATGTTATTTGGATTTAATTATTAATTCAGTTAATGTGTTTCTTGATCCTAATATATTAGGAACAGTGTTGAATGCTAAACACCATCTATCCTTATTTGTATCCATATTTGGTACAGAGTGTGGTAGATAGCTAGGAAATAACAATATCTCATGATTAGCAACAGGAATACGAGCAACAGTTTGAACGTATGGATTACCTTCAAGTAAATTACGATTGATTTCTGGTTCTAATCTATACACTGGTGACTTATCTACATCAGCTTTATGAAACTTTATTAGTGTACTATTATCTGGTACATCCATATAATACACACCTGAGACAATAGAATTATGATGATAGTGTACATGTGTACCACCACCATTTATATTCTTATTAACCCAACTCTGTGTTATTATGACATCACCATCAATAGCCAAACCATGTACATAGAAGTCTTTAACTTCCTTCTCAATGTAAGCTTTGAGCTTCTCCATACCTGGTAAGTCTAAACAATATGACTCCACTGATTTAAAATGATTAGGATCAGGTTTTATATCATTACCATAAACAGGCTCCATCTCAAGCTGCTTTAATCTCCATATTTCATCTTGGAAATACTCCTCCACCCTTACTCTTAGTACTGGTGTAGGAAATAAGCTTATTATCTCTAAGTTTTCCATGCTATTTATCGTTTTCCCATTGCCATGATTCATCACCCCAATCTATGTCATCATCATCCTCATCTTGAAGACTATCAATATAAGCCATGACAACTTTGCCATCTTCTAATACTGGCTCATCAGTATCATCGTCTACAAACACATACACATATCCTTCGTTTGATATTGATATGTAATTCATATCATTAATATCAAATGGATATAACTGTCCTTCCATTTCTATCCAACCTAATTGGTCAGGATATGCAACATCGACAGGTGCTTTGTCTGGATTAGAATCTATAGCCTTGATTAGATAAGGCTTGACAGGCCAACCATTCTGTTCTAGATATTTATCTATATCTCTTGGTAGTTTGTCAAGCTCATGTACATGCAGATATGAATAGTCATCATATAATGTGACACTCACAGCAAATAACATACCAACCTCTATTTGTGGAGGCTGGTACGATCTGTAGATTAATTTAGTTGGTTGATACATTTCCTTCTAATTCTGATAATTGATTTTGAAGCTCTTTTATTCTTTTCAGTCTTCGTTGCTCTCTATCACTATCTAATTTTGCAATAAAGGTAATAATATCTTCCTTACTACGCAAAATGATTTCATCTAATTCATCATCACTGATATTCTCTACATCAATAGTGATAGAATTACTAACATAATTATCCTTCTCAAACAGGCTCACTTCTAACTTTCTACTAGTAATGCCACTAAAAAATGATATAGAATAATATTCTTTACCACTTCTTCTTACATTCATCCAAGTGGACACTTGAATAGTTTGATCATCTACACCATTAATCTGAATTGTACTACGTACTTGCTTAGCTAATTTCATTAGCTCATTTAATTTATCTTTCATGTCTATACATGTTTAAATGTTGAACAATAATTAAAAAAGAGCTCAAGGACATAGTCCAAGAGCTCTAAACATTCCACCTTTTAACCTAATTCATAACTTTATAGCCTCTTGTTAATATTTGTTTTAATAGGCTAATTTTAATCTGTACTATCACATAGCCATTGGCATAAACATAGTCATGCATTACTAATGGATAATTCTTACACCAACACATGTATTGTTGTAAAGGCACACTGAATGTTTTCATCTCATTGATGATTTAGATTGTGAATAATGTATAGTTATTAGTGGCAGTTATTTCTTTGAACGCTCATGTATGGCTATAGATACACACACAAATGATATAAACATAAGTAGCATTATAATCCATATGCTTCTTTGTTGTAATGATGCACCAAATGCTAGCACTCCCACTAGCATTGGTAATATATAATCTAATCTCTTCATTGTATGCGTTCTAATAACTCAGTGATTTCTATTTGCTCAATGCAATAGCTCTTTGATGCTAACAATAAGTGATGCTCAATACTATCACCAAATGTTTCACCATCTGCAAAAATACGCATGATGACATTCATTGTTGCATTCTTAATTCTAATAGATTCCTCTGATACACATGGCGATTGCATTGTACCAACAACAGCAGCAGCTAACATTGCTCTTTGTTTCATAGCAATGTCTAATTGTTCTTCTATACTCATGTCTTTAATATTTAAATTGTTATTAATGCTATATATTTCTACTAATATAAACTATTGCTTCTTTGGTAATGAACTGATAGCAACATATGCTGTAACACCAGCTATTATACCAAAGAACCACAATAATGCTAACTGTCCACTATCCCAACCATATTGTGTAACATAGTTAGAATTAAATATGACATATAAGTCACAACAAACAAACATAGTCATGTATATAATGACTATCCAACGAAATATAATACTTAGTTTCATAATGAATAATATTGAAAGGTTAAAGATATTAATGCTATATATTTTCAGTGTTCGACGTAATTATTGCTCTTGTCAAAGAGATGAATCATGCCATCACTGGTCATACTACCACATTTTTATACACAAATAAATAAAAAACTAATGCTATTTTACCATGAAAGTTAGTTTGTTCCTAATATACAATGTTAGAATAGCATTAGTTTGTAAATATAATAAAGAGAGAGCCCTAAGACTCTCTCAATTATTATTATACTGTAGCAGCTAATAGACTTTCAATAGCTGATTCAGATAAGCCCACCTTAGCAGCTTCTTCAGAAATAGACTTCTTAATCTCTACGTCTAAGAATGCAGACTCAGTATGAGCAGCTGTGATGTCCTGACGTGTCTTGAATACAGACAACGCAGTTAATCGTTGGTCAACAGAGATGATTGCACCATCTTTATCGATGTTGTTAATCTCTTTCAATGCACCAATAGCATAGAAAGGAAAGGCTACATCATTGTTACCACTCCATCCTAATGATTCCATCTGACGTGAGTAGATGTGAACACGCTCACCAAGAGCAGTGTATCCTGAAAAGTTGCCAGCAGCAGTAAAGCTACCATTGTTGATTACGTAATTTTTCATTACATTATTATTTAGATTGTTTATGTACACTTGGAATAGGAGGTACAGCTATCCTAATATTTATTACTATTATAAATATCTATATATACTAAATAGATGCAGTGTGATGATCAGCAGTCTATTAAAAGAATAAGAGCAGTTTACCCACGTGCTCAGGTGTTACGCCTGCCAAGGCTCTTGTGGTATTACGTCTCAAGGCAATAAGAGACAACCATTTGGTTTGACTATTTATTTTTATAATTCACTATATATACTAAAAGGTTGTAGTCTGATGATCAGTTGGGAAAAGA